ATATGCTGGAGCAGATCACATAACTGCCTGGACTATCAAAAAGAACGAATCGTGGTGTAGTGCAAGCCATAACATCACCGACTTCTTTGGTCAGTTTGCAGATCAGATTGAAATCCTTAAGATTGAGAAGCTCGACTCGTCCTACCTATACACAATCCCAGCAATGGACCAGACTCGTGGTATGATCCAGGAGTGTGCTGTTGAAGTTATTCTCAGAAAGAAGACAGATGAAGAGATCCGCCGTAAGGGTAGGCTCCCAGCTGAAAAAACATTCAGCTATAAAGTCGGTTGACTTTTTCTCAAAAGTAGTCTATATTGATATATAGATTAAAAAGGGAATAAACGTGGCACTAAAGAGAATGATCCGACCCCCTAAGAAGGTTCGGAAACCAATGGTAACTCGTTCGACCATTAAGTCAATCGATGACAAGTATTATGGTCCCGAGCCAATCGATATATCAATTAAGGGTCTCGGCGAGGCTCTTAATTGGTACAACTACATGTACGAGCATGAAGAAACTCGCGTCTGGTTGTTTGACTATCTTAAGAAGGCTAACTACTCAAAGAGCGATATAGCAGCTATCAAGAAGCTGCCGAAATACAAGATCTCTAAGACGGTCTGTAGTGTGTCTCGTATTCTTCTCAATGGTAACGAACTGCCTGAGCGGAATATGGAGTATTTTAACAACTCTATTAAAGAGCTCATTGCGATTGGTAATGAGATGAAGCAGGTTGTTGTAGATACCTCAGAAAAGCCTGTAGTATCGATCCAAGAACGTATGAGAGCTAAGAGCAACGCACTACTGAGCGAGTGTGAAGAGGCTATTGATATCAACCCTGCTCTGGATATCTATGAATGGTTGAAGAGCAAGGAGGCTTCGCCTCACGCTGCAACGACTATTTGCGACTTCTACTCTAAGTGGATCAAAGACTTTGAGGAAGATGATCAATACGCTACTCGGGAAGAAAAGAAGTACAACGCAGCTCAACTGAAGTATTGGACTCAGTTCGTACATGACTGCGAGCGTTATATTGGTAACAAGAAGGTAACGAAGGTCCGTAAGCCTAAGACTATTAAACTTAAACCACCTTCCGACCTCGTTAAGAATCTTAAGTTCCAGAAAGAATTTCTACCACTCAAGATTGTATCATGCAATCCAGCTGAAATCATTGGAGCCCAACAACTGTGGGCATACAATACCAAGTCCAGAAAGCTGTCGAAGTATGATGCTGTTGGTCCAGGTGGGCTCCAAGTGAAGGGGACCACCCTTATTGGATTCGATGTAGAGAAGTCGTCTACAAAGACTCTACGCAAGCCAGAAGCCACGATACAGTCGTTGCTAAGCGCTGGTAAGGTAGCAATTCGCAAATTCATGGACGAACTTAAAACCCTAGAGACCAAGCCGAATGGACGCATAAATAGCGATACCATTCTCTTGAGGGTCATAAAATGAGCGATAACGTAATAGCGTTTCCTAGAGGTAAGAACCACTCTCCACCACAAACTGTTGAAGAAGCGATGGCTTCTGTAGAAGCTAATCGTAAAGAAGTTATCGATTATCTAGTAGATGATGCTTGTGCTTTTATCTTTAATAGGCTATATGATGAAGGGTTCGACTTAAGCGAGGATAATTGTACTAAACATACAGCTCTCATAATCGAATCTATGAAGTCCGCACTCTGTGCAACAGTAAATATCGAGCACCCTCTCCAGCAACTATCAGAGAAGATCTTTGAGTTTGAGTCTGACATAAGTAAAGCTGTGACCGATATAAACGAAGAAACATTACAGAGTTAATAAGTGAAATAGGATATATGATGTGATTATTGTTGATTTAAACCAAACTATGATTTCTAACTTTATGGCGCAGATAGGGAACCACACAAATATCCCTATTGAAGAGGACCTGTTGAGGCATATGATTCTCAATTCGATCCGTAGCTATAACGCTAAGTTTAAAGCAGAGTATGGTGAAATGGTCATTGCTTGTGATGATAAGAAGTATTGGCGTAGGGATCTGTTTCCTTACTACAAGGCTAACCGCAAGAAGGCTAGAGAGAAATCCGAGATCGACTGGAATGCAGTATTCGAGATCCTCAATAGAGTTCGTGATGAGCTCAAAGAATTCTTCCCATATCGAGTTATCCAAGTGAGCACTGCAGAGGCAGATGATGTCATTGGTTCGTTGTGCCAAGAGTTTGGTAACACAGGTGAACCAATCCTAATCATCTCTGGTGATAAAGACTTCCGTCAGCTCCAGTGTTATATGAACGTACGTCAGTATGATCCTGTTCGCAAGCGCTGGCTTGAAGAACGTAATCCAGATCGTTACCTCAAGGAACATATCCTTCGTGGAGATCAAGGTGATGGCGTTCCTAACTTCCTTTCAGGCGACGATACGTTCGTCACTGCAGCTCGGCAGAAACCAATCCGCAACGCTAATCTAGATAAGTGGCTGGATCTAGAGCCAGAGGCGTTCTGCGACGAGGCAATGCTTCGTAACTACAAACGTAACCAACAGCTTGTTGACCTTACACAGATTCCAGACTATATTAAAGCTCAGGTGCTTGAGTCATACGAAGCACAGTATGGCAAGGGTCGGGAAAAACTTTTTAACTACTTCATCGACAAACGATTGAAGAACCTTCTAACAGACATAGGACAATTTTAATGGCACGTAAATCTATATCATGGATCCTTGACTTCACGTCAAAACTTCCAAACGAAGAAGAGCAGATCAAGTGTCTGCAAGCAAACGACAATGGAGCTATTCGAAAGATCCTAGAGCTTATGTTCCATCCAGGAGTCGTATGGGCACTTCCAGAAGGTGAGGTTCCTTATAAGCCTTCCGAATATCCTCATCAGGAAGAGAACCTGTATATGGAAATCCGTAGATTGTATTTGTATCTCGATCCTAAGTGTGGTGGTGCAACACTTCCTCCTCTCAAGAGAGAATCGATGTTTATTCAGATGATGGAAAATATTGATCGAGCTGATGCTAGAATGATGGCCGAGATCAAGGATCGTAAGAATCCTTTTCCGGGTTTGAAACCAGAAACTGTTCAGAAAGCATATCCAGGAATTTTCTAAAAATGTCCAAGAAGAATTACCGTCACGATGAGTGGACGTATGGTTACGAAGAAGACTATTACGGCGAACGTGAACACCTTGAAGATGTTAATCAGAGAAGAAAAATAAAGAGAATGAAAACAGCCCTGAGGCAAAAAAATATCGATGATCTACTCAGTCTCGACGACGAGTATTGAATAAATAGATCATGCCGATTTACTCTGTACAACATATTGAAACAGGTGAGCCAGAAGAAGACTTCTGGGGAACATGGGATTCCTTTCAAGCATATCTAGAAGCCAACCCTCACCTGAAACAGACAGTCACAGCACCTAACTTCGTATCAGGTATAGCTGGTGTCACTCACAAAAACGATTCTGGATTTGGGGATATGATGACGCGTATTGCGTCAGCTAACCCACACTCCCCTCTTGCTCAAACCTACGGCGATAAAAGCATCAAAGCGGCGAAGACGCGTGAAGCCGTTAAGAAGGAAAAGGTGCGCCAAGCACCAAAGGGATTGTAAGTTTTATATAATGAGCTCTGTGATCACTCTAGCAGAATAGGAGCTTAAATGTCCGATAGAACCCAGCGACTAACCAAAAGACAACAAAGACTAGCAGGGAAAGGCATTGATAAAACACTCGTAAAGTTTCCAACCATTAAACAACAACACTTTGATCTTACAGACATCGGGGCTATCACCGATAACCAAGTTAGAACCTTCCACGCATATGACCGTGGAGACAACCTATTCCTTCATGGTTGTGCAGGCACAGGCAAGACATTCATTTCAGTCTTCCTAGCCTTAAGAGAAATCCTCTCTGGCGAAACAAAGCGCCACAAGCTAATAATCATTAGAAACACACAATCTTCGAAAGACCAAGGATTCTTACCTGGTAATGTAAAAGAGAAGTCGGAAGTTTACGAAGCAGCCTATAAAGCTATCGTGTCAGAGCTATTCCGCAGAGACGATGCATACGAAGTCCTTAAGCTAAAGGGAATCATAGAGTTTCACACTACGTCCTACCTAAGAGGTACAACCATCGACAACGCTATCATCCTTGTAGATGAAGTTCAGAATCAACGCTATGTTGAGCTAAGAACAGTGTTGACTCGAACAGGAGATCGTAGTAGAATAATCCTTTGTGGCGATACAAAACAGGACGATCTGTCTTCGTCTCGCTACAATGAAGTTTCAGGTCTAAAAGACATGATGAAAGTATTCGAACGTATGGGTCATATGACCACTGTACAGTTTGAGATTGATGATATTGTACGTAGTGGTTTTGTTAGAGACTTCATCATTGCGGAGAACCAACTAGGATTTTATTAATTGTTTAATCATGATATTATAGACCTCCCCAAGCTAGTTCGTCTAGATGGGGAGGTCCGTCACTATATGACACCGACTGGTGAGAAATATCCATCAGTTACTACTGTGTTGGATAAGACCTCAGATAAGAGTCATCTAATAGCCTGGCGTAAGAGAGTCGGAGAAGAAGAGGCCAATCGCGTCTCTAGGAGAGCTACAACTCGAGGCACAGCTGTCCATACTCTATGTGAAAAGTATGTGTTGAATCAGCCTATCGATCTCTCTAAAGAGATGCCTTTCAACGTCTACATGTTCAAACAGCTAGAGAAGTTCTTACAAGCCAATGTGAATGGCATTCGTGGGTCAGAGTCGACTCTATTCTCCCATAAGCTCAAGGTAGCTGGATCCTGTGACCTTATAGCGAACTATCGTAATCACGCTGCTATCATCGACTTCAAGACATCTAATAAACTCAAGCGCAAAGACTGGATCGAAAACTACTTCCTCCAGTGCGCAATGTACTCGTATATGTTCTGGGAGATGACTCAACTCTATCATCCTAAGCTAGTGGTAGCTATTGCTGTCGAAGAGGAGGATGAAGCTCAGATCTTTGAGGAAAACGTCAACGATTGGA